ATGTAAAGGCTCTCTCTCATTAGATACAATAGTTCCTGAAGAATCAACATCATATTCTACACCATCTTCTAATATCATTCTCCATTCGATATTGTATTGGCTCATGTAATATTCTTGCATTCTTTCAAATCTGTCTTTTTCTGTTTCTGGTCTAAATTTAGTTAATGCTGGTAAATAGAATCTGCCAAGAAATAGATAAACACCAGCCCTCTCAAACTGATCTAAATTAACTTTTGTATTAACCATTTCTGCTGTGTTTAAAACTGTAATATCTGTAAATATATTTGTTTTATATACAGGCCACCACTCAACTCTTAATGCTCTTAAAATATCATTAGTAGTTTGTGCTAAAAAGTTTGTAGTTTCAGTAGCTGTTGTAGATATACCAAAATCAAAAGCATCAGGTTGATATTTTAAAACATCTGATGTTGTTATAACATTTGCACCAGTATAGTTTGCCATATTATAATATCCAAATTAAAACAATAAGACCAACAACAACTCCAGCAGTTACTTTAGGATTATCTTTTGCTAGTTCTATATATTTTGTTAAGTTTTTCATTTCTTTTTCCTCGTTTTTCTTTTTTTTTTTAAAGGTACAACATTTTCTGTAACAACTTCTTTAACTTCTTTTACATTATCTGATGCAACTTTAAAACCTCTAAAATCATACATAGATTTATTTGTTTCGTAATCTAATTCACTTCTAGTAATTGTTTTGTTTCCTCTTTTAAGAGTAACCATTTTTTGATTTGATAATATTAATTTAACCATTTTATTCTCCTATTAAGTTTGATGTAAGGGGGATTTCTCCCCCTCACAAAGTATCCTATTATTGGATAGATGAATCGTAGTGTAATTCAACACCATAAGAGTCATGGATTTCGCCCACACCATAAACTGATGTAGCAACGATTTCGTCTGCTCTTAAACTCGCATCTCTTTGAGTTTCGATTTTAACATCTTGCATCATTGCGATTGCTAGTGCATCTTTGTGGAACGCACCACCTTTGTAATCTCCAGCATTGCCTGTATTAGACATATTTGAAGTTTCAAAGACAGGCATACCAGCTAATCTACCAACAAAACCTGATCTTAATGCTTCGTTTGATAAATCATTTGCATTTGCGTTTGCAAAAGTGTTAGTCAAACCAGCTTTTAGATCGTAAGCGATTTTAGGGTGTAATACAACTGCACAACCATCAACATTAAGAGCATTTTCTCTTAACATTGCAAGTGCTTGGAAAATTACAGCAGATGAAATAGCTGCTGTTCCATTTCCTATTGCATCACTAAAGCCATCAAACAATGCAGTTAAATCTGCGTCTTGTTTTCTTGCTAGTGCTTCCCCAAATAATTTACCAATATCTGCTGCAACATTTCTTGGTGCAGAGTTTCTTGCTAAATCAGTTAAAGTAGTCATTACACCAACCTCTGATGCAGTAATTGTTACTGAACTAGGGTTGATAGCTGTATTTGATAAGTCAGATGCTTCAGATACTGCTGCTGCACTTACTTGTGCATAAACAGGAACTTCAACTGCCTTACCACCACCAGTGATAGCATAGTTTTTAACTAGGTTTCTCATAATGGATTTTTCAGAAGCTACGAATTGTGCTTCTGCTACAATCTCTGTGTATAATTCCGAGAGTGTAGAACTTGTGCTTTCGTTTGCCATGTTATTACCTATTAAGTTTATTTATTGTTTAAGTTAATCTCAACAGCACCTGAATCTCGTTTTGCTCTATATTCTGAATAGGCTTTACGATCTTCTGGCTTTGTTAAGTCCAAGTCCTGTAAGTTAAAGGGTTTAACAGTTTTGCCACCAATAGCACTCTGGCTTCCTGAACCAGACAATGACCCTTGTCGGAAATGTGGGTTACTATCTAAAAACTCTTTCACTCGATCTTCGATTGTAAAAAGTTCTCCTTTAGTGTTATATCGTACATTAGAATTATTATCAACTACTTCTATACGACCATCATCAGTATATCTTACTTCGTCTTTTAAAAGAGAAACGACTTGTTGTGCATTAATAGATTTTTCTCTATTAGCAACAGAAAGTATTGAATTATCTACTTTTTCTTTTTTAATTTGAGTTTTATATCTCAATACTTCATCTTCTTTTTCTTTTATTCTTTCTTGCATAATCTTCTCAATTTCAGATTTAGATTTAGCTTCTTTTATTTGCTGTTCTTTTAAAAGTTCAGCTTTCTGCTTTTCTTCATCTTGAAGTTTTTTTTCATACTTATTTTTTTCTGCTTCAAGTCTTGATTTGATTATGTTGTCTAATTGTTCTTGGGTAAAAGTATTCTGTTTTGTTTCTTCTACTTTTACTTCTTCTTTAGGTGTTTCAGTTTGTTGCGTTTCAGGTGCAACTGCCTTTGTTTCTTCGGACATTGTTTTCTCCTATTATATTATTAGTTCGCCTTTGCTGTCATACCAATCAGGATTGACATAAGACCATTGATGACGACAATTATAACCACCACGAACAACTAAAGGGTCGCCAGATTTTTTACCTGACCAACTTCTACTTGCCCACAGCTTTCTGACTTCATCAACTGTGAAAAGTCCACTTTTCCTCTTGTTATATACACCACTAATCATATTTCTGCAAATATCTCTAGTAGTTGGAATAACATCTCCATAATATTTTACAAAAGTTAAACCAGCATCTTGCGACTTGTTAAAATTTAAAGTTGCATCAAAATCTCTTAATGAGTCGTTTAATATTTGACCAGCATATCTTTTCATATTTTCTCCAGCCCTATCTCTTGCAAATTTAGATTGTAATGTTTGTATTGACTTATCAACCTCTGCTTGTTTAGATTTATCAAACTTATTATCGTTTATGTAATTAACTAATCGTTGTATTTCTGGGTCATCTGAACTAGCATATATGCCATTTATTGTTTGTCTTAATTCTTTTTCTAATACTGCAAACTCACTACCAACTAATGTATTTTGATAAACTTTTTCTGATAATCTTCTAGTGAATGTATTTGATACATCTTTAAACTGTGTGAAATATTGTTGTTTAAGATTTTGTACTAAAGCTAAATCTCCTTTTGTAAGTTCTTGAAACTCTACTGGTATATTACCTATTCTTTTAAATGCTTTTTCAATTCTTTTAGCTTGTTTGTTAAAACCCTCTCTTACAACATCATCTGACCATTTAAGATATTCTCTTTCTAAAATAAATTTTATTCTTGGTCTAATAGCAATAGCAGATTGTAATTCTATTAACTTACCATCTGTTAAAGGTAATCTACTTGCAAGAGATACTACTTCTCTTTCTATTCTATCTAATGTTTCTACTAATGATTTATAATATTGTGCTTCAGCAAGTTCTATTTGTTTAATTCTGTATTCAGTAGTTTTTTGGATTATATCTGCCATTTATTTCTCTTATCAAAAATTCGTTAAAAACGCAAAAAGTGTTTTAGTGTCGCATCTATAATAGAACACCCTAAAATTTCAATGCTCTACTTTTCAATGAGTTGGTCAAAAGTAAAAAAAGTTAAAAACCAAATATGTTATAATGGGTAAATAAAAAAAAAGGAGAGAAAAATGACTAATGAAGAAAAAAAAACTTATAGAGAACTTGTAGAGTTTTACAAGACTCATAAGTGGGTTCAACAAGAAAATGGAAGATGGGTATTAGTATATTTTCCAATAACTAAAACAGAAAAAGAGAGAGGTTAAATGATTAAATTTCAAAAAGCTACAAATCCAACTATTGAAAAAATACATCAAAAGTTTGGAATTAATATTGAATGCTGGGTAAATGATATTTATGAAGTTTGGGTTTATAGAAAAAAGAATGCAGATTCTTTAGTACATAACCCTCTTTATAAAGGTAAATGCACTTATATATCTATTAAAAGAAAAGATAAAAAGGCAATACATGATTGGCGACATTTTCAACATATAAAAAATGAACTTGTTGGTAGTAAAGTTGAAGCTATTGAATTGTATCCATCAGAATCAAGATTACATGATACTGTAAATCAATATCATTTATTTTGTTTGCCATTGGGAACTTCATTTAAGTTTGGTTGGCAACATAGAGATGTTGATTACACTCCTAGAGAGGGTGGTTTTAATAAAGCTGGACAGAGAGGATTAGATTAAATCTGCTCTTGCTCTACTTCTTGATCTTCTTGTGCTGGTTCGTCTTGTGTGAATTGACCAACTTCTGTTGCTTGGTCTATCTCCTCAAAGATTTCATTTAATTTAGTATCATCATCAATAACTGCTCTAGCAATTTCTTTATCTACTTCTTTGCTAAATGTTGATGAGCCAATGTTTAATGATTTAGCTTGTTGGAAATAAACTAGATCAGCTGCATAATCTCTAATGTTAAATGAATCAGGATAGTTTATCTCGCCATCGAATGTAACATTTTGAAATACTGCATATAGTTTAAATAATTGTTCTTCTGCTATTTGTAAGTTGTCAGCTTTTTCTGATAGTCTAGCATTAAGTAATTCAAATTCTGTTTGTAAAGCTACACCAGATGTTATGCCTGTCTTTTGAGTTCTAACAGCACCAGTATGAGCAATCCTATTTATAGAAGCTACTTTGTTATTAATAGACTCCATAATAGCTTGTAAGTTCTGACCAGATGGTTGAAGTAAATATGGTTTTAAGTTTGGCTCTAATTCATCAGGCATTTCTATAACTGCACCAGCACCAGCACTTGCATTTACACTTGGAGTTTTAACTAATGATGGGTGGTTCGTTAATCTGATTAATTGTTCCATTTCAGAGTATTCGTTGTAGATAGATTTTTGTAAGTCT